TCAAGGTCGTTGTCGGTGACGAACCCGACGAGGAAGTGCAGGTGAGTCTGTGATGCTAATGGTCAGTGCATACTACCGACCGCGTGAGCTCCCTGACGGTGAGATAGTGACACTCGGTGTTCGCTTCTGTGAAGCAGACGACGTGTGGCGCATGACGAAGCTGCTGGTCGGACAGGTTCGTAAGCGTTACCCAAGGTGGTTCGGACACATGAAGCCCAAGGAGATCCGTAAGGAGGTCTTCTTCGAGGTGTACGACGTGAACACGAACTTCCACGGTTGGCCACACTCACTAGGACCAGCGGAGTACTACCAATGACGAAGCAAGCGATCACGTTCAAGGTCCTCCACTACGGCCGGCTGCGTCAGCGCGACAATCCATACCACAGACGGTGGACCAGTCATAAGAAGTGGCAGTGCTCTTGCGGAGCAACAGGCAAGGAGTACGAAGCTCATTCTGTGAGTGACGCACGCCTAGTTACGCTCTGGGAAGAGCACTTGAAGAGGAAGCACCCGGAATACACAACGGAAGCAGAGGTCGTATAGCCATGCAGACGATCGTTACACTACCCGACAATACGTACGACATTCACGAGGATGCGTACGGAACAACTGACAACGAGGGCGAAGTCACTGTCTGCTACGCAAGTGGTGACTTCATCGACGGTGTCATCCAGGTGTACGAGCACGGTGAGTGGAAGGCTGTCACGGTAACGCCATGAGCGACGAAGTCAAGTACCGTTCACCCGACGTTGAACCAACGATCTCACAACTCAAGAAGTGGAACAAGGATCGCCAACCGATCCACCGTTACGAAATCAAAGAGATCAAACGGTATCGTCGAGCACGTGACTTGGCGAAACGTTGGGAAGCTGAAGACCCGGAAGTGACTATGCAAGACATAGTCGACGCACTACTAGGCAGGAAACGTGAAACGAGACCTCAATAGTATCAGGCACATCGGTTATCTGATCCCTCACGGGGACGGGAGATCCGAATGGAGTTGTACGTGCCCGCGCTCAACGCGAAATAGGCCACGACCTACTGACATGGCAAAGTACGGATGGAAGGCACATGTTAGGATTCGTGGTGGCGAGGCGATATGGATTGACGAGGTGCAGACTTGACACAACTTGTTAAGACCCCGCTTTGGCAGCATCAACTTGAGACCGTCGAGCGCTTCGAGGACCAACCGCGTGTCCTCAACGCTTGGCAGATGGGAACGGGCAAGACGCTGTTCGGTGTAGAGCGTGATCTCCGTCTGCGTGAAATTGAGTACCAGGGACCTACTCTAGTCGTTGCGCCGTTGAACACGCACGATACGTGGCTGAGTCACTTCAGAGATGAAACGGGCCTGGTTGTAAAGAAGATCAATCCGAAGATCCGAGAGTGGTTTATCGGTGAGAAGGGCAGCCAGGCTGATGTGTACATCATGCACTACGAAGCTCTGCGCCTCATGCCTGATCTCCGCGAATTCGGATTCGGTCACGGTATCTTTGACGAGTGCCACAAGATCCAGAACCGCAAGGCGAAGATGACTAGGGCAGCGAAGAAGCTGGGCATCCCGTACCTGACTGACATGTCAGGTAGTCCAGTTACGACTCGTCCTCAAGACCTGTGGTCTATCCTCAACCATCTGAAGCCACGAACGTACTCCGCGTACTGGAAGTTCTACAACGAGATGGTCAACTTCCAGATCATGTACCCACAGGGCTACCACAAGGTGCTCGGTCCTAGCGACGAGTGGTACAGATCAGGGCTACCAGCGATCAGGGACTTCTACGATCGTCGACTTCAGGAGGACTGTATCGACATTCCTCCTAAGTTGTACAACCAGATTCACGTTGATCTCGCACCTCAACAGCGTCGAGTCTATGACGAGATGCGCACGCAGATGATTACGTGGATCAACAGCCTCAGAGAAGGCGAAGAGGCATTGGTCGCTGCTGCGGTCATAGCGCGACTGATCCGCTTACAGCAAATCGCACTGGGGACACCTGAGTTCGACGATGAGGGTCGAATTCGAATCACCGATCCATCATCCAAAGTCGACGCGGTGATGGCGCTACTGGAAGACAACGAGGATGAACAATTCGTTATCTTTTCGCAGTTCAAAGGTCCACTCCGACTTCTTCGGCAAAGATTTGAGGCTGCAGGTATCACTTACAGTTCCTTTACTGGAGACGACCTTCAACGCATCCGTGATATTGCCAAGCGAGAATTCATCGCCGGAAGTCGACGCATCCTATTGGGAACAATTGGTTCGGGTGGAGTTGGCGTCGATGGTCTCCAACATGCTTCATGCAATGTCATATTCCTCGACCGAAATTGGAGCCCTGCTCTCAACGAGCAGGCAGAGGACAGACTCCACCGAGGAGGACAAACCAGAGTCGTGAACGTGTACGACATCATCGCACGCAACACAGTCGACATGGGGCGGTTGCAGCATATCGAACGCAAGCGGGAATGGATCCGCAAGATGCTTGGAGACACATAACATGAGTGATTTCCCACGACATGAGAACACACCCGAGGACGCGAGGACAGTGCTTGAGTCTGGGTTGCGATACGCCAGAGCAGGCTTGGACCCGTCCAACGTCATACTGGATCAGGAGGCGCGCGGACAAGCGGAGCTCCTGAAGTCCGATGTGATTCCGGTCGACTACAACTTCTGCAGTGAACAGGACCTGCTCGACTTGGGCTTCCAACTAGGTGAGCAAGTCGACGACCTCTTTCGTAAGGCCATCTTCCCAAAGGGCTGGCTGCGTGAAGGTTCAGACCACGCGATGTGGTCCTACATCAACGACGAACTCGGCCGCAAGCGCGTCGCGATCTTCTACAAGGCAGCCTTCTATGACCGCAATGCTCACCTGTCGATCGAGAACGTACGTTCGTACGTTCTCGGCTGCATCTGTGAAGAGCAACCGGTCCAGTACGACGACAAGTGGGCAACGCCTCAAGCAGTTCTCAACACAGCTACCGAAGCAATCGAGAAGTGCAAGCAGGACATCAAGGACATGGAGAGCTACTACCCGCAAGGTATCTCAACCAGACAAGCCGAGCTAGCTGGCTGGGAGATCGTCGCAGAGGACGCTCGAGAGAGGTTGTGATGCAAGTTCCGGCCTGTTCATTCTGTTTCGCACGCGCACTGATGCTAGGTCCAGTCTTCATTGAGGCGAGTGCAATAACACCTCAGTCACACACTGACTTAAAGTACGCCAAGATCATCGCTTGGCAGTGCACGCGCAGACAAGAACACTACGGACAGATGACTTGGTACACTGACACAAAGGATGACGACGATGCCAATTAAGCAAGAGCCTGGCTATCCTGAGATATGGGACTTCACGAAGTACGATCCTGTCACCGACAACGTGTTCGGCGTAGATGTACTTCACCAAGACAAGGAGTGGCTAACGAAAGACAAGCGTCGACTCAGGCTCGAGGACATGACTCCGTCTCACAGGAGGAATCTGTTGGAGTTCCTTCGCAAGCGAGCATTTGGATTGGCCTTTAAAGACGGCATCATCATGCTTGCAGGTCCAATGGCTCCCGGCGGAGATCACGCAATGGATGCCGCAGAGGAAGCTGTCACTTGGCAGATCGATAACCCACAGGAGTGGCTCGAGAACACTCCCTTGGTGAAGCGCTTGAAGGAACTGATTGAGGAAGACGACAAACGACCGGTTACCGACTTTGAGGTGGAGTGATGGAAGACGTCCTACGTGACCAAGCAGCCGTACTGTTCGGAATGGCGAAGGCTCAGCGGAAGCTGGGGAAGGCGTTGATGGAGGGAGCTGCACCTCTAGCAGCTCTGGGACAGGAGCTCCTCGCTGTTGCTGATGCAATGGCAGGCGGAGCCGGAATGTCTCAGGTTTACCACCCCCAACCTGTGAATCTCAACGACATAGCCGACAACGTTGTCCCAGTTGAGTTCCGTGACGGCAACAAACCGATAGTGCACGAGCCAATGATCGTCCAAGATCCACCTCCGCTTGAGGTGCAAGATCCACCTAAGGTCGACACAACGTTCTATATGCGAGCGACAATCAATCAGTCTGAAGTCATTCGGCAGGCTGTGCGTGCTGCAGCTCGAGGTCAGAGGGTCGGACTTCAGTACCCGGACGGACACGTTCTGGTATTGACATCTGACAATCTCGAAGAGGTTGAGATCCCGCACGTGAGGGAGGAACCCAATGTCGATGGGAACTGAGAACCTCGAGCTGATCAAGTACGAGGCAATCGCTTACATTCAGAAGCGCTCAACACCCAAGAAGGCGAAGCGACTGATACGCGTTCTGCTAGAGCGTATTCAAACGTTGGAGCAAGCCAATGCATCGTTCGGGTTCAGTCACGAACGGATTATGGAAGAGCTTCCTAATGTGATCAGGAACGCTGTGGAGGGCACTCATCAGCGTGCACTAGAGAGATCGCAACCAGTACCACTAGAACCGCCAGTAGCCGGAGAGCCGAATCTAAATCTACTAGAGGGTGGGAATGACGACGACAGAGCTGGATGATCCAAAGCTGATCATCCGAACGAGCGACAGAGGGCAGTTTCGTAAGTGTCGGGAGCTGTGGAACTTTACCAGTAAGATCCGTCTGAACTGGGAGTGGGTCCCCGGCATCGATCCACTCGACTTCGGCATTGCCGTCCACAAGGGCATGGAGGTCTACTACGATCCGGAGCGCTGGAACGATGAGCGGCTGATCGTTGAGGCTGAGGCACATCTAGCGTTCATGGCTGTTATGAACGATTGGAAGCGCAGACTCATCAAGTCAGACAATTGGGAAGCACGCAAAGCTACCTGGAACGAACACAAAGAGTTGGGCACTGGGATGCTCAACCACTACTTTATGTGGGCGCCTCGCCATGACCTCAAGGACGATTGGGAGCCAATCAAGACAGAGATCGAGTTTGAGGTACCAATCCCGGTTCCTGACACAATCGATCACTTGCCTTGGGAGTTCAGTGCCATCGACGGTAACCTGTACCAGCGAGTGATGCCTGAAGGCTCTGATGAGTACGTCATGATCCCTGTTGTCTATCAGGGCCGGATTGACCTCATCATCAGGAACAAACGAACAGGCAAGTACTGGATCGTTGATCACAAGACAGCTGCACAGTTCGGACAGACAGAGCATCTGGAACTCGATCCTCAGTGCGGTTCGTATTGTTGGGCGATTCAAAAGATCCTTGGCATCAACGTCGATGGTGTCATCTACCAGGAGCTCCGGAAGAAGGTTCCGAAAGAGCCTACAGTGCTTCAGAGCGGAGAGCTGTCGCAGAACAAAGCGCAAGGCACGACAGCTGAGCTGTACGAGAAGGCAATCCTCGACGGTGGATATAATCCAGAGCCGTATGCAGCCTTTGTCCAAACGTTACGGGAGTCACAGCAGGAATACTTTCGCCGCTTGACCGTACATCGTTCACAACGTGAGCTGGAGATCCTCGAACACAACATTTGTCTCGAGGCAATCGACATGCTCAACGACCCTTCGATCTATCCGAACCCAAGCCGGTGGAACTGCAACGGCTGTGCCATGCGGACTCCCTGTCTACTCAAGCAAGAGGGCAGTGATTGGCAGTGGCACCTAGAGCACTCACAACAGTATGCGGTGCGTGCGTGATGGAGATTGTCGTAGCAGTTATTGTGGGAGGGGCTGCCGGTGCTATTTCTGGCACACTTACAGTTTGGCTCATCGGTAGGAGCAAGTGGTACAAGAAGTACTGTGAGTGGGTTATGAGTCGATGAGATTCGGACTTAACCTCGAACAGTACAGAGAACTCAATGAAGACGTCAAGAAGGACGTCATGGACTGGTTGTGGCACAACACTGAGAAAGACCACAACTACCCGATCAACGAGATCGAGCTCATGAACGAAGCTGGTACTAGCGCCTTGATAACGCCCTGCACGGGCTGTGATTGTGTTGAACACAATCACAGCAGACCGGTAGTACCAAATCCGCTGTACAACCTCTTTTCGATTCTGGAAGCGGACAGACCATTTCCAAAGGATGCAGTTAAAGTGCTGCCTTGAAGGGTCCATCTAGAGTCTATTATAATGATCGAAACAAACTCATAAACAACGAAATGAGCTGAAATTGTCCACAGCCACTGCAGAGGTCCTCAGGGCAGATAGCCTTGGGGAGTTGTCCGTAGTTGGAGTTCAGGAAGAAATTCCGAACCTCAACCTGTTGGTGTACGGTGACCCCGGCGTGGGTAAGACCGTACTAGCTGGGTCAGCGGCTGCCGTCGAAGCGATGTGCCCGGTGATCTTCATCGACGCAGAAGGCGGTACGCTTTCACTTCGCAACAAGTATCCTGACGTGAAGAAAGTTCGTGTCAAGCATTTCGCGGACTTGTCAGTAGCGTACAATGCGCTACGAGAGAATCCTGGTCTGTACAGAACCGTTGTACTGGATTCCATCACGGAAATTCAGAAGTACGGCATGTACGAGATCATGGCAAAGACCGTAAAGGAAGACCCCGAGCGAGATCCGGATCTTCCAGGGATCGGTGAGTGGGGTAAGAACACGGAGCAGATGCGCAAGGTCATCCGCGCATTCCGTGATCTCCCTATGAACACGATCTTCACGGCGTTAGCCAGAACCGAGAAGGACAAAAAGGGCAAGGTCACAACCCAGCCTTCGTTGTCTGCGAAGCTAGCTAACGAGGCAGCAGGTTTCCTAGACATCGTCGTGTACATGTATCGTAAGGTCGAAGACGAGCAGATCGTTCGTCGGATCCTCACGATGGCTACCGACGAGATTACGGCCAAGGACCGTACGGATCGCCTGCCGCCGTATCTAGACAACCCAACCATGCAAGAGCTATACACAATCACATCGGAGACGTGAACAACATGAGCGACGCAGACCTCACACTCGACTTCAGCGATGTCAAGGCCGCGTCAGGAGGGTTCGCACCCGTTCCTGCCGGTTGGTACAACGTTGTTGTGTCCGACTGGTCGGAGAACGAGGTGTCAGGGAAGAGTGGTAAGGGCAAGCTCCCCGTGGGTACTGCCGGTACCACGTACGAGGTCACGATCCTTGACGGACCGTACGAGGATCGGAAGTTCTGGCCGAACTTCTGGCATCACGCAACCTCGCTTCCGTACTGGAAGAACTTCCTGCTCGCGACGGGCAAGTTCACGGAGGACGAACTCGGAGGGGCACTCGACCCCAAGGAGCTCCGCGAGCGCCCGCAAGGTGCAGAGCTCCAGGTCCGCGTGAAGATCCAGCGCCAGACGGGCTACGACGACAGGAACCAGCCGACGGACTACGCTCCGCTCGGTACGAACCCTGTCGTGTCCGAGACTGACACTGCCAAGTCTTCAGGCGGCTCGAAGCCATCGTTCCTGCCTTGATACACACCTCCATCTAGGTAGGGCAGCAGTGCAAGGGCCCTGTCAGAGCGACAGGGCCCTTGTGCTATCCCTCACTTCTATACGGTGCCAAGGAGAGTTGTGCCAGACGATGACAAGCGAGTTGGCTTTCTCAGGTGGGTGTACGGACGCAACGAGGGCTTCATGTCGTTGTGTGCCCGTGTCGCAAGATCAGGAGAGTTCACAGAGATATTCGTTCGGTATCCCGACGACATAGGACAAGCGCTTGCCTTCATTGACAAGCGCTTGTTGCATTGTGACGTCTACTTCTGTCCGACACTTCTGCGTCAGCCGCGGCGAGTCAAAGAGAACATCGAGATCAGCGATGTAGCATGGGCTGACCTCGATACTTGTGACCCTGAGAATCTGTTAGTACCAGCTAGTGTGGTAGTGCGTACGTCATACGGTAGGTACCAAGCGTACTGGAAGTTCAAGGATTCACAACACGCACTCGACATCGAGAGCCTTAACCGACGTATTGCCTATCGCCATAAAGAAGAAGGTTGCGACACTACTGGCTGGGACCTGACTCAACTGCTACGGGTCCCTCTCACTCGCAACTACAAGTACAGCCCGGAGATGCACGAGATTCTGCTTGTTGGCGGTGATGGTGAGGAGTACGAGCTAAAGGATTTCGACGCGTATCCAGAGGCTGAGGGTGTCAGTAGAGTTGACACTCCGATGCCAGAGGTATGGTCAGAAGAGACTGCGGAAGAGATCCTGGAAGCCGCACGTATGAGTGTGCACCCTAGAGTCTTCACGCTGGTCAACGAGATTCCGAACGGCGACTGGTCAGGTCAGTTGTGGCATCTGAACCAGATGTTGTTCGCAGCTGGGTTAACAGCAGAGCAGGTCTTTACGGTCGCTAAGAGCGCCGCCTGCAACAAGTTCGCAAGAGACAACAAACCAGATGAGCTGCTGTGGAAAGATGTCATTCGCGCGCAAGCCGCTGCAGAGAACCAGACCATAGCAGTCGTAGAGGCAAGCGGTGAGGAGCCGAACTGGTACTTGCCTGACAAGGACATCCTCACAAGCGAAGAACGTGAACGAGCAAAACAACGCCACACCGTCGTGGAGGAGTACATAGAATGGGCCAAGACAACAGGAGATGCAGCACCACAATACCACGAAGCAGGAGCTTTCACAGTTCTGTCTGCCCTGCTTGCAGGTCGCGTGCGATTGCCAACGAGCTACGGAGCAGTCTTGCCCAATCTATGGTTCATGATCTTAGCGGACACAACCCTGACTCGCAAGACGACCGCCATGGACTTGGCTATCGACTTCTTAACGGAAATCGACTCGGACTGCGTGCTGGCAACAGATGGCTCCATCGAAGGCTTAATGGGGTCACTGTCCGTACGACCCGGACGTCCTTCAATTTTCTTACGCGACGAGTTTTCTGGACTGCTCGAGCAGATGAACAAACGTGACTACTATGCGGGGATGCTCGAGACACTGACAAAGCTCTACGACGGCAAGTTCCAGAAGCGAGTACTCAAGAAAGAAACGATTGAAGTCCGCGAGCCCGTGTTGATCCTCTTCACAGGCGGGATCAAGGAGCGGATATACAGCCTGTTGACAGCAGACCACATCAACAGTGGATTCGTTCCTAGGTTTTGTTTCATTACAGCTACGTCAGACATCACTAAGTTGCGTCCGCTCGGACCGCCTTCAGTAGCTACAGTCTCTAGACGAGATGAACTGTTGCAGAGGTTCCGCGACATCCACGCGCACTACAACGTTAAGGTGATTGATGACAGCTCGAACGGTGAGACGGTCAATTTCAGTCGCAACTGGGAAGTTCAGCTAACACCTGAAGCTTGGGTGTTATACAATCGGATCGAAGAGACAATGCTGACTATCGGTATAGAATCTTCGATTCCAGACATACTCACCCCTGTGATGGTGAGACTTGCCCAGTCAGGGTTGAAAGCCGCAATTCTGGTTGCTGCAGCCGAGCGACTAGATGACGAAGTGGTTGTACGTGAGACAGACATCCTTCATGCATTTGCGTATGTTGAGCGTTGGAAGCAGTACGCACTCAACGTCGTTGCTAACGCAGGCAAGACTGCATCAGAGAAGGAACTCGAACGCGTACTCAAGTTCGTGCAGGACAACACAGGCTGCTCACGTAGCCAGTTGATGCAGGTGTTCAGACTGCATGCACGAGAAGCAGAAGCGATCTTTGCTACGCTCTCGCAGCGTGGGCTGATTCGCATCGAAAAGAGCAACAGGGCCGAGAGGCTCTACCCGATGAGGACCGTAAAGGTCGGAGGAGAGTGAAATGGTAGCATCAGTTGTCATCATCTCTGGTGGCATGGACTCGACGGTGCTTTTGGCTGCTGCCGTGAACGAGTGGGGCCCACAACAGGTTTCTGCTCTGAGCTTCGATTACGGACAGCGTCACAGGCGCGAGCTCGGATTCGCTCAGTGGCAGGCACGTCACTACGAAGTGCCGTGGCACTTAGTTGACCTACGTAGTGTCAACGAGCTGATCGACACGTCCGCGTTGACTGATCCAGGCATCGAGGTGCCTGAGGGTCATTACGAGGACGAGACGATGAAGATCACGGTTGTCCCGAACCGCAACTCCATGATGCTGAACATTGCGATCGCACACGCAGTCGCGGAGAAGGCAGTCGACGTTCGCATCGGTATCCACGCAGGGGATCACGCCGTGTACCCCGATTGCAGGCCAGACTTTATCGCGAAGCTGCAAAGTCTGGCTCACATCGCTTGTGAGGGCTTCATCAACCCGGCCTTCGCAGTGCTTGCACCATTCGTCATGATGACCAAGGCAGACATCGCGCAGTTGGGCGACGAGCTCAAGGTCGACTGGACGCAGACGTGGAGCTGCTACAAGGGAGGCGACATTCACTGTGGACGTTGTTCGACTTGTCTGGAGCGAATTGAGGCATTCGGGATTGCTGGCGTTTCTGACCCTACCAATTATGCTGACGTCTCGCTGTACGAGGAACTTGTCAAGGAGGGCAAACTGCAGTGACGATGGTGCTACTAAAGGGCACCGAGATCCCAATCAAGTTCAGTACTAAGGGGTCGGGCCTGAAAGGGCGACTGCAATTCTTCTTCCGGATTACTCGACCTGATGGGACGGTGCTGTATGAGAAGACCAGTAGCAAACGTACGATGTACTTGAAAATCGAGGACATGCCGGACATAGAGCCAGGCGAGTACTGGTACTATGCTGGAGTGCGTGAGCTAGACTCACCACAGCGCATACGTCAGCAAGGTACGACCCTCAGAGTGATGGAGCCAATCGGTGAACGAATCTGAGTACAACATACGCAAGCTGAAGGCGGAACAGGAGCAAGCACGACTCGACAAGATTTTCGAGGGCAATGACGATCTACGCCGCAAGCTCGCGTTGAACGAAGTCAGGAGTCAACAAGCTGGAAAGGCGCTTGCTTTCTACGCACTGGCGCTGGTCCTGTTCGCACTGACCGTCGTGATCATCTGGTGGGCTCAGGAGCTAGCAGTACTGTGACCTACATTCTGACCAAGGAGATCGAGTTCGATGCAGGTCATCGAGTACCTGAGCATAACTCGAAGTGCCGTAACCCACATGGTCATCGTTACAGAGTTCGAGCCTATGTCCTGTCCGAGGTCCTCATGGAGGAAGGCTCCGCGACAGGTATGGTTCTCGATTTCGGTGACGTCAAACAGATTCTCACGGAACACGTACACGACATACTCGACCACGGATTTATCGTGTACGAGCGTGACTACGACATGATGCACGCTTTCGGATATGCAGTCGATCCGGAGCCGTCATACGTCACTGATGATCGTGGATGGAAGATCATTCTCTTCCCGTACGTGCCAACGGCTGAGAACATCGCGCGGTGGGTGTTCGACCAAATCAAGCTCCCAATCAACAACGCGTACAACGACATGGCGTATCTCGATGCAGTCAAGGTCTGGGAGACGCCATCTAGTACTGCGATCTACACACCAGGACCAGGTGGCTGATGTTACGACTTAGTGAACTGTATACATCCGTACAAGGAGAAGGACCAAATGTCGGTCGTCCGACCCAGTTTGTTCGTTTTGCTGGCTGCAATCTGCGGTGCCCTGGCTGGCCTTGCGATACACCGTTCGCTATCGAACCAAGCATCTGGCGACACGAAAGTGAGAAGCTTTCGCCCGCAGATCTGATCGAGAAGGTTCCAATGTGGCCCAAGCATCTCTGCTTCACAGGGGGAGAGCCTTTCATCCAGCCTGATTTGGAGCTGCACGAGTTTTGTACACTCGCGTGGGGTCGCGGATACACGACGGAGGTCTTCACGAACGGTACAAAGCAGTTCCCGCCATGGACTTGGCAAGGTCTGCAGTTCATGATGGACTGGAAGCTCCCAGGCTCTGGCGAAGAGTTCGACGATGAGACACAAAAGATACGTCGTAGTAACGCTCTGTGTCTCAAGGTGTCTGACGGGATCAAGTTCGTCGTCAAGGACGAACACGACTTGGGATTTGCTCTACAGGATTACCGCAGCCTACGAGATTTGGGTGTAGGAGCAATCTTTTGGGTCACTCCCGTTTGGGATAAGTACGATGCCAGGTACATTATCGAGTTCGTACAGGAATACGAGTTGCCTTGGAGGCTTAGCTTGCAAGTACACAAGTACATCTGGCCTGCGGAAGCAAGGGGTGTTTGATGGAAGCTCACGCGTACATGACTGAGGAAGAGCGTTTGATGCGCGCTGCAGAGCGTGCGGCTGAGCTGTTCGAGATCATCTGGCCTCACATTGACTGGTCAGATGATCACTTCGTTGACACTCCTGCAAGGTTCGCACAGATGTTGATGGAGGTTACGACACCTCAGGACATCAAGTGGAAGACCTTCCCGAGCAAGAACGACGAGATGATCGTAGTGAAAGACATTCCGTTCGCGACCCTCTGTGCGCACCATGTCGTGCCCGTTACAGGCTTAGCGCATGTCGGGTACGTTCCGAGCGAGCAGCTCGTTGGTCTGTCAAAGATTGCTCGTGTTGTCAAGTGGTTCGCTGCAGGACTCACGATCCAGGAACAGATGACGGACGACATCGCACACTACCTCGTCAGGTTCCTCGAGCCAAAGGGAGTTGCGGTCGTGATGGAAGCCGAGCATATGTGTATGTCTCTCCGAGGCGTACAGGTGCACGGTACGAAGACTACCACAAGCTCTATGCTTGGCGTGTACGGAGATCACGACCGACTGGCAAGGACGGAGTTCCTGAACCTGATCAACAACGGGAGACACTGAAGTGCACAAACCGCAAGCGCAGGTGCGTGACATGCATCGCGCGTGTAAACTGGGATCGCCAGACACGATCCCTCGCAAGCGTGACATCGACTGGGATGCGTTAGCAAACGTACGCGCTGACTGCATCCAGGAAGAACTCGACGAATACAAGGAAGGAGTAGCGAATAAGGATGTACCGAATATCATACAGGAGCTCTGCGATCTACTTTACGTGGTTTATGGGGCTGCTGTGGTTCTTGGTGTCGACCTTGAACCATTCTTTGAAGAGATCCAAAGAGCGAACATGGAGAAAGCCGGTGGCCCGAAGCGAGAAGACGGAAAGCAACTCAAACCAGCAGGATGGAGACCACCAGACCTCATCCGAGTCTACGAACGGGTCTACGGAGGTAGGCCGCACTGAGGAGAGTAACACGGTGGAACTTACAGGTTTTCTGAAGCGTGTCCCAGAGGACGACACTACAGGAGAGTACACGGTGCCAGATGAACACAAGGACATCACACTCGATCCAACGGACCCATTCGAGTCGCTGTTGATCGAGATGGTGTTGACCAATCGCGCAAAGCGCGCTGACTACGCGACCGAAGCGAACATCTTTGCGAACTTCGATTACGTCGCGAACGCTATGCAGCTTCGTCAGGGTGGCTTGAACCCCCTCGAGGTTTGCAACCTATTGGTGTTGCTCAAGCAAGGTCGTATCAATACCCTTCGCCAGGCAGGGCGTCCTCCGAGGAACGAGGCACTCGACGATACCTACAAGGACCGCGCCGTGTACTCAGTCCTTGCTTGGGGCATCCTTAGGAGGGACGCTCGTTGACCGTTACGGTCGTTATAGCAGAGAGCTGGCCGGTATTCGAACAGTACTGCGCCAAGCATGATATCGATCATAGCGACCGTAAGGTTGTAATTCCTCTCGTCACGTTCTCTGACAAGTACAGGTTGTGGGGACGTAAGATGAGTATCAGGCGAGCAAGGGTTATGCGCGTAGGCAATGTCGAACCCGGACTACTCAAAGCGTTCAAACACGAACTAACCAAGGAAGGTTGGGAAGGAAGCCAATGATCTACGTCGCGTCAAGCTGGAGGAATGAACATCAGCCCTATGTCGTTCACCTCCTGTCTGAGAAGGGACACAAGGTGTACGACTTCAGGGACCATGGGTTCAAGTGGCAGCAGATAGACCCGGATTGGGAAAGCTGGAGCTTGCACCAGTACGTCAATGCTCTGATGAGCCCTCAAGCAACACGAGGGTTCGAGCGTGACTGGGACGCAATGAACATGTCTGGTGCATTCGTGCTCGTGCTCCCGTGCGGAGCTAGTGCGCACCTCGAGGCTGGTTGGGCAGCCGGCCGTGACAAGTCCGTATGTGTGTTCGCTCCCGAAAGCAAGATCGCCAAGCCAGAGCTGATGTACCGGCTGATGTACCCGATCATTTCCGACTACAGCGACTTGCTGTCCTGGGCTGAGGAGGTTGACCCTGCATGAAGCTGGCGCTGATCCCACCTACCAAGCACCTGTGGCAGTTCTGTGGACAACGCGACTACCACCTTGTGCTCCCCCAACGCGTACGCACTGACGAACACTACGCAGAGTTCTACCATTTGATCGATGGCTACAAGATCCTCGATAACGGTGCGGCTGAGGGTGAGTTTGTGCCCCGGAAGGAACTTTTCGAAATCGCAGACTTCATTGGTGCCGACGAGATCGTTGTTCCTGACGCGATAAAGAACCAGAGCAGCACGATCTTGCTTGCGCAGGAGTTCGGTGAACAAGCTCGTAAGCATCCTGAGTACAGATACATGGGCGTCGTGCAGGGCAAAACCTTCGCTGAGCTCGTGTTCTGTATGGGGTGGTTTGCAAGAGAGAAGTGGATACAAGTCCTGGGACTGCCGCGCAATGTCAATGACATCGACGCCTACACGCGGTTCAGTTTGCTTAGTGCCTGGCGAGGTGAGTACCGCAAAGAACTTCAAGCAGTACACTGTCTAGGCATGAGCGAGCACATGCAGGAGTTGTCACTGCTTGCTCGGCTGGGCGCACGTGGCGTAGACACGAGCTTGCCATTCAGTCTCGCGTTCAACGACAAGCTGTTCGTCGAGTACGAGTACATCAAGCGACAAGTGGACTACTTCAACATCGAGCTCGAATCACATCGTCTAGAGACTGCAGCAGCTAACGTACGGGACATGGACATCCTATGCGAAGTGCGTGTTGAAGGGTCCTAGCGAGAGATGGTATAATAGAAAGAGGTACGATGGCAGTACTGGTAGGTCTCTTCATTGGTCTGTTAGCACTCTCATGGGAGATCGCAGGCATTCTGGGGAAGGGACCCAAGCTCGACACGTACTCGCAGATGTACTGGTGGGTACGTGATTGGATCAAGGAACATACAGGGAAGGCAGGTGTAGGCCTATTGGCAGCAGCACTATTCGGATTCCTCGCTTGGTTATTCGTACACTTCACCTTTGGAGGATAATACGTTGAAACGAGTCATCACGCTATTGACTGCGCTGGTCTTCGTAGCTGGCGCAGTCAGCACTCAACAAGTCATCGACAACGCCTCGCCGGCAGATGCTGCTTCGAGCATCTACGGTATTCACGTTGCCCGCGCGCCTGGCATCCAGGCATACCTCGGGCTCAGCTACGACATCCCCAGCGGCTGGTTCGATGAGTTCGATGACGCGGCGCTCATCATCAGCAACGCGGCGCCGCTCGTCAACGTTCAGCACGCCTGCTTCATCGGGTATGCCTGTACGAAGGTCAACACCTACCCGGGTGGCACCGGAGGTCCCTACAACAGCATCCACTACGTGCTGTCAGGTGATCACCTGATGCCCGACCCCTACGGACGAACAACCACGTCGATCAACTCGAACAAGGTGACGAGCAGCACCGTTCTGAAGGTCATTGCCTGCGACTCCATCATGCGGACTCTTGGTGTCGCCGATGGCTGCTTGCTGAACGGTTGGCCATCCTCGGATGGTCTCGCCGTGCTGCAGTACATGCACAACCACAGTCACTAACGCATCCAAAGGAACAGTGTGGCAGACACTGAGCAAGCGGTGGTGGGGGGCGAGAGCCCCCCACCGCCACCACGCAAACATCCACTCGCGAAGTGTGAGGAGTGTCCATGGTACGACCATTCAGGGTTCGCAGGTGCTAAGGGTCCCAGTGACGCTCCTATTCTTCTCGTTGGCATTGCTCCTGGCGCTGACGAAACTAAGACGGGGAAGCCCTTCACGGGACCGTCTGGCCAACTCCTGGATAAGGTTCTGGCTCATCATGGATTTGATCAGTCTCAGGTCCGATTCACGAACGTGGTGGCTTGTCACCCACTCTTTGTACCGGGTCAGAAGCCGACGGATCCACCAAAAGAGGTTGAGAGCGCATGCCGCCCGAGACTCGCAGAGGAACTTAAGGGTCGACAGACTATTGTCCTACTTGGAAACGTTGCCAAGCAGGCCGTTCTGGAAACTCGTGAGCCAATCACGCGTGTCCGCCAGGGTCCTCCTCGTAGCCACCCCAAGTATCCTGGTGCTGAGATTGTTGCAACAGTACATCCTGCTGCTTGCTTGCGATCGAGTGATACATTCCCATCACTCGTTCGGGATCTTAAGAAGGCGAAGGACACATCTGCGTATGTAAAGTGGGAAGCACCAACATTCAAGGAGTTCGACGATGCACCAACAGCAGCTAGTGTACTCTGTGAGCTCCTCGATCGTTCTGGGGACTTTACAGTTGACATCGAAGTCGGAGTCGACAAAGATACTGACTTTACTCATCCTTCTGACCTACTCTGTGTCGGTATTGGTTTTCAGCCTAATAAAGCTGTCGTTCTTGGGCAGCGGGCGTTACTGGACGAGTACGTTAAGCGGCTCCTGACAGAGTTCCTCGACACGAAGAAGATCGTTTGTCACAATGGAAAATTCGATTTGCAAGTCCTCATGCGCCTTGGGATCATTGGGACGCCTAAGCTCTACGCAGATACAATGCTGGCGTCATACGTGCTTGATGAGAGGCCTGGACATCACGGACTCAAGGGACTTGCCTCTGAAATCCTTGGCGCTCCGGACTATGCCAGTGAGCTGGGCAAGTATGTCGGTAAGGGTGACTCCTACGCAGTCATTCCTCGTCCTGTCCTGTATCGATATAACGCTTACGACGCAGCGCTCACTTACAATCTCTGGACGCATTTTCAACGCGAGCTTGGTAGTGAGTTACGAGCAGTCCACGACAGACTAGTTCGCTACTCCAACGAGATGATCCATGTCGAGATGGATGGCATCGCCATCGATCAGCAACACCTGGATATCATCTCTGGTGAGTTCCTCGAGAAGCTCGCAGTCCTTGAACAAGAAATCGCAGCAGTAGTAGGACGCGCTGAGTTCAACCCGCGAAGTCCAAAACAGGTGTCGGAAGCTATGAAAGGCCTTGGCATTCCGCATCAGAACACGAACGTCGATACACTACAGTTAGCACTCGAGCGTTCACGTCAAGGCACAGATCGTTTCGAATTCTTGAACCTAATGATGCGCCATCGCAAGGGAGCAAAGCTCTATGGAACCTACCTCAAAGGAACGCGTAAGCGGCTTAACAACGGACGAGTATACCCGACCTATCTCCTTCACGGTTCCGTTACTGGGCGGCTGGCGTGTCGTAATCCGAACGTTCAGAACGTACCACGCGAATCTAGCATCAGGCGACTATTTGTCCCGGGAGATGGAAATACGTTTGTGCAAGGGGACTACTCTCAGGTTGAGCTCCGAGTGGTCGCTTGTTATGCAGAGGACGACTACCTCCAAGAAGTCCTATCGGACTCGAACCGGGACATTCACGGTGAGATCGCAGAGCAGTTCTACGGTCCCGGATGGAACAAGGAACAACGGGTTCGAGCCAAAGCAATAGTGTACGGACTCGCTTACGGACGTGAGGCTCCTAGCATCGCTAGTGAGTACAGGATGCCTGTACATGAAGCTCAGAAGTTCATGCAGGCGTTCTTCGGAGTCATCCCTAAGACAGTCGCATGGCGCACCAGCGTCCGTGATAGGGTCTTCACAGGGGGCCAAGGACTCGTAACACACTTCGGTCGCAAACGTAGGTTTTGGTTAATCACGAGGGACAACAAACGTGACGTCGAAAAAGAAGCACTCGCCTTCCTGCCGCAGTCAACCGCGAACGATATTTGTATGTCCGCGCTTGTGGACCTACGTCGAGCGTTCGGACAATCGACAACTGCACCTCGCATTCGTATCCCGGTACACGACAGTATCATGGTTGAATGCAAACAAGAGGAAGCTGTCGAGGTCGGCGAGGAAATGCGAAAGGTTATGAGCGCAGCCGCTATGCGAGAGTTCAGTGACTACGTTCCATTCCCAGTAGACATATCAACAGGCCCTTCCTGGGGCGAACTGAAAGAGGTGTAATGGACTACCGTTGTGGTACTTGTGGCAGCATTACAGTTGTCGCGAAAAGTTTTCCGCACGAAGACTGGTTTCGGATATTTTGTGACAAGGGTCACGAGTTCATGTCACCACCCGGACAGGAAGTCGAGCTAACAGTAAACGCCCCAGACACGGGTGGACGGCAACATTCAGACATAGGCATTTACGTTGCTGGTGACGCGGTGGACTGGAAGCCAACGTTCGAACTGTACACGAGAGACCTGCGCTCTCTGTTCGATGCTGTCGCGTCAGCTGTCAACCTGGAAATGGGTTTCGCAGCATCGGGATACGAGTGTCCAGACGGTCCGGCTGAGGACATCGAGAGCGAACTGGTACGCGAGTACCATGTCAGAGTCTGGAGACAGTTGCTGTCCGAGACCCGTCCGTGGACACCAGACAAGGAGGAAGCAGAAGATGTACAACCCAGTTAAGCTCTCGCCTACAGATGTTCGTAGGCTCACCGACTTACTTGAGCTGCGTCTCAAGGACCTCAAGATCTGCACTGGATGCTGGACCATTCAGCCACTGGACTTGTTCTATGTCGACCTGAAGATGGAAGACGGCCACAAACCGCAGTGCCGCTCTTGCTCAAGGGGAACTAGTGGTCGACCCAGCCTAGGCGATCTCAGGCGCCGCGTAGAGGCACTACAACGACTTCTGTATCCGGCATGGGAGCAAGTCAATGCCTAGAGGCAAACCAGCAAAGGACGGTGACGAGTACACTGCTGCTAACGGTTACCGTTACCGGAAGGTCGATGGTAAGTGGATGGCAGTACACCACATCATCGCCCAAGAGAAGGCCGGACGCGCGATCGACTTCAGTCGCGAACGGGTCTACTTCATCGACAATAACCGCACGAACCTGGATCCGAGTAACATCGCGATTGGACGGAAGAAGAGAGGGAAGCTCCAACGAATCAACACGCTGCGTAACGCACTGTTGCAACGCATGGAGGAGCTCCAAGATATAGACCCCATCGAAGCCTGGAAGATCTGGCAAGAACTCGAGCCGCCAGAACCTACAAGGAAACAGATCGCAATCCATGACCAAGCAGAACGACGTGAAGAGAGGGAACTCGTGAGTTAGAGGGACATTGAGTTAGACTAGGTTAGAGTCTAGTTAGACTCAAATCTACAACCTTTAAGCCCCAAGAGGGCTCTTGAAATTCTAACTCGATTCTATAATAAGGTTGCGACATGAAGCCAAAGTTACATGCAGCATACGTAGCAGGGTTCTTTGATGGTGAGGGCTGTGTTTACGGTATGACAACAAAACCCTTCTGTAATTGGAACCTGCAAATAAGTCAAAACGAACGAGAAGTCTTGGATGCCATCCTAGAGACCTTTCCTGGAGGCCACGTCTATAGAGCACCGTTACAACGGCACCCACATACAGGGAAGACGTACGGCCCAAATCATCGCTTAAATTATACAGGGTACAAAGCTATTCCAATTGCCGAAGCGATGCTCCCATACTCAATTGTCAAACATGATGCTCTCGTCGCATATTTAGAACGTGCCAACGCCAAGCATCCTGAGCCTCACCCTTATAGAGGACCCGGAACTTACCTACCGAACACCGGACAGATAGGACAGTCCTTTCCCACACCTGACTGGGATGCAGTCAATCACCTGCCCGTTCTATAATAACAAGGAAGGTCATGGCAACAACCGAAAGCATTATGAGCTTTGACCCAGGCGGCACAACGGGGTACACGATTCGTAACCTAGCTCGTAGAGGGCGCAGCCTCTCAAGCGGTACGAGTTACGATTACAACGGTGTTTGGAGAGGTGGTCAGCTCGGGCCGCGTACCCATCACAGAGAGTTGTGGCAACTGCTGACTCGGGAAGACCCTGATAGAATAGTCTGCGAAGACTTCGTCTATAGGATCGTCAAGAACCAAGGCGTCGCTCAACCCGGTATTCAACTCGTGTCGCGTGAGTATATTGGAGTCATCAAGTTGTACTGCGCGCTCACCAACAAGCCTCTGCATATGCAGCCCTCCTCTGTGATATCACTGGCATGGACGGCTGATGATGCACTTAGAAAGCTGGGGATTTACATGCCTGGGGAACAACACCGCAATGACGCGACGCGGCATTTGTTGTACTTCGCAGTCGAGACACTTGGGCGTAAGGACATCTTGCTTCCTTTGCGTACCAACGTGTAAAGATGTAGAGAGGGCGCTCCCTCGGCCCAAGCAAGGGACGCCCTCTCTACGGTCTGTTGAGCAAGTTGGATTACGTGGGTGCGCCAGGTAATCCTTCGCCCGGACTGGGGAGCGGTGTAAGCTTCCGAAGCTCGATCAGAAGCCAGTTCGCGAGAGCGATCGCACCTGCGACCCACCACGCGTCCCAGTCAGCAAGTTCGACTGGAATGGCTGCGAGACCTGCAGCGAGCACAGTCCAGACGATCCGCTCAACTGTGTCCCGGTACTTGACCGGAATCCACTTGAACATTTCCTGTCCTCCTAGCTTTCGCATATAGGTAGAGGAATTAATTCTGATTGCTGACGTTCGAGCTCCTCTCGGATTTCCCCGATCACAAGCAGGTCATCGGGATCGTTGGGATCTACAAGAACGTTGATGAAGGTTCTTACAACTGCTTCGTTTGCATTACGGCCATTGCGCGCTGCAGCCTCAGCTGACGCACATCCCAGCTCTCGAAGCGCTTCGCGATCGTCTTGAGCGTTTATGAAGGCGACATAAGCTACAATCGCGAAGCACACGAAGAAGGCCACCAACAGACCACCGAATATACGATTGACGGTATTAGCGCGACGTAGCTTTCCCAACTCATGAGTAACGTCTTCAAGCGCTTTGGTAGTATTGTCGAGAGCTTCACGTAAGTTATTGCTCGGCTGATCGTTTGTGACGCCCATTGACTACTTTCTGTGTTACGTCCCGCACTTCTTTGAGTGTCTCGTTTAGTTCAAGGATTGTCAGAGACAACTTGTTCAGGGCTGCGTCAGTCTCACGACGTTCCTCCATCTTCTGCTCTTCGCTGCGAGTCCACGGGAGTCTCACGGTTCACTCCTCCGTTGGAGTGCCCACCTAGTCTCTTTAAGCGTTTCCGTGTTCTTCTCAATGGCGTCTATCATTTCTTTGTCGAGCGATTGACGTTCTTTGAGAACTTCCGTTGCTTGTGAGATGAGAGGGACTACCTGGAGCAGAGTACGAATCATCTCTTCTCGTTGATCGGCCAGGGCTTTGTTCTCTTCAAATATTCGATTGAGCATCTTGAGGCTGAACCAGCCCAGGCCGATGACAATGAACGAGAAGACGCCGAATATCTCCCACGTCCTGTCGCCAATGCTTTCGGCCTGAGCTAGTATCAGCCACATATCACCACTGACCGTAATCGACCTTCATTGCTTGATTGAAGTCCACTGAGCCACTACACATGGAAATGTTGTGGTTGTACTGACGCATGTGAACGTCAGCCCAAGCACCTTGCGACCACGACGACGTCTGCCACTTCCAGGCAATGAGCCCAAGAGATGACAGATGGTCAATCGTGTGCTTGCTTCCATAGGCACCAGTTCGCTGTACACTTATCTGAGAGTTCACCTCACGGAAGAACTCATCAACAGCTTGCCACCGAGTTGCCATGAATTGTGACGTGTCTCCGTCAACCGAGAAGTAGATCGGTCGAGTAGGAGGCATGCCACACGCTACTGCGTCTTCATGCGCTTGAGTTGCAGCTGCAACACCGTTATCAGCGAATGTTGGTACGAATGCCTGACGTGGCTGATAGTTGGACACCCTCGCTAAGCCAGCGTTCTTCAAAGCGTTGGCTTCAACCAATGTAAGGTCCTTGGTACCATCGAAGCGTGGGTCTCGCCCGAAGTATCGTACAACGAACTTCACAAGGCTGTCAGGGTTGTCTGCAACTAAGTTAGTTGCAGGCAGACAGACCAAGCTCGGTCGACTGAACGAATAGTCCACTCCGTAACAAGGCCCCGGACTGGGGAGTGATGGAGGTCCGGGGCTTACTGAGGGTTCAGGGCTGCCAGACGCTCCTGCCAGTCCGGCTTCGGATTCTCCGAGGTCCCAATCACAGGATTCTCGAGCTCGTGGATCTGGGCAATGGTTGCCCAGGGAGCGTCCCAAGCTTTGGGGTTGCCGGCTGCATCTGTTCCGCCGGGCATCAGGTCATCGACGAAGTCAATGACTCTCACGTTGGTCCAGCCGCCCCACCAGGTCTTCGTCGAGAAGTCGGATGCAACGACGAACACGTTGTCGTCCAACTTTCCATCTGGCATCCTCGCTCGCACGAGCCACCCTGAGGTGTACGTGCGAAGAAGTTCTTGCAGCTCTGCCTTCGTTGCCATATCAAACCAATCCTTCGGTGGTTGTGGCGGAGGTCCGCCAGCGGGCTTCGGGAATCCGGCTCGACGCCACGCGTAGGTGGGCTCGCCGGGGCATGAGGTTGTCTTCCAGTCACGGTGACCGCGCTGAAGTGTCTTGTCCAGGTACGCCGCGAAGTCATAGAACGCACGCTTGGCTGCTTCAGTGAGAGGGTCCTCTACACCGTTACAAACACCGGCACCCATATACTGGATGGCATAGCTGGTGTTGTTACCAACCGTTGTGCCTTGCGCAGCTGAGCGAACTCCGCGGCCACGACCGATGAACCCGAAACCATGCGGACAGACTGCACCGTTGTAGGCGTAGTCAGAGAACCCGCGTTGTGGGCCCATGTGAAACGCTTGATGCGACCGCATGATCGCTGCACAGCGACTGTGATCGGTCGTTAGACGGAAACGTTCAGGAGACGAGCGATCTACACCTCCACGGCACCAGTCAGACGGCCCTGCATAATGCACAGTCACCATCTGTGGATTGGGAATCGGTGTCACTGAAGTGGGTGGCTTCAGTCCGATCTCTGATCTAGTGAAGATCGTGGTCCCGTAGATTTCACCACGGAGACTCACAAGATCACTCCCTCGTCAACTAGTTGCTTGAACTCTTCAGGGGACACTCCCTCCACTTCGAGGTCGATGTACAAATCAGTCAGCTCAGCTGGGACGTCAGGACAATCATCGTCGAAGTCGCCTTCGCCGATACCCTCATCCGCAAGAGCATTGAGCTCATCTGTGTTTACGTCCTCGAGAGCAGACAGATCACCTGTGGGTTCCTGTAGCTCTTCTTCTGCCATGTCACTCACCTTCGAATACGACAAACGGTTCTTCTAGGTCCAGGTCTATGATTTTGTCTCCTTCCTTCGTGAACGCTGTCTGCTTGACAACGACGCGATAGCGGTCGAAAACTTGTACGGCGTGATCGTTGATGCGCAGGTTGAGAGTGTCTCCAATGTCGAAAGCTACGTATTCTGTATCAGGATCGTGCATCGTAACATGTGCGGTCTTGAAGGGTACCTTGTGACGCGTCCAACGCTTGATAGCGTGAACCGACAACGGAGTAATGTTCTTGATGTCCGTTTGTGAAATGACTTCGACGTACCTCGGTCGCCCAGCAGTGAAAGCACCAAGCGGATGTGCTGTCGAATCTCTACGAGCAACTAGCGCTGCAGCACCTTCGCCTTCGCCAACTACAATCACACTGTTCGCTGGCTTCTGCTCACCACCAAAGTCGTACTTAGTAAGAACAGTCTCTTCAGGGTCTGCGTCGTAGTCGAGGATGATTGGTCTGTCGAGCCCGTGCAAAGGTGTATGCAAGTGGAAGTGAAACGCAGGGCTGTTGTTGTCTAGCTCGAAGCGAGTGTGCCAAAAGAACCCGTCCTCGCGATCTGCGATCTGTTGAGCAGCAATACCAGCCATCTTGTACTCGTAGTTGAACCAAATGTCGTGACGCGGCACGCCTGACAACTGTTCATACTTGATCATCGGGTGTATGTTAGATAGCACGTCTCGCCTGCCGCAGTGCATGATCAGGTCTTCAAACACCAGGAACTGATCGATACCTTGCGCAGACACAGCTGACTTGTGAGGATGAAACGGCCCCGTGAAGTCCCAGTTTGGCCCGATCGCTAACATGTTCATGAACTGGTTGTCGTGAGTCACCTGAATAGGTTGTGTCTCGTAGTACGTCATGAACCCGTGTATCGGAATGTTCAGAACTCGACTGTCTGCGCGCGGTTGAACTTCACCAATGATTCCGCCCCAGAGAACAGTGTCGCCTTCAAGTACCCATAGAGCGTTTCCCCAAGACAGGAAGTTTTCGTCTGTGGTAGTCTCTGCCTCGATGCGAGCTGTGGCAGCACCTGCTCCAGGACGGTTGAGAGTCTCTGTGTAGTTGAACGAACTAAGATCGACCTCGCTGATAACCTTTCCAGACAGTAAGCCAGTAACCAGGAACGTCAGCTCGGTCGCTGTTATTGACGACACTGCTCCGTGATGTTCTGACATACTCATATGAACACCACAATCCTGAACGTTATCGCAATGCTAACCAAAGCACCGCCAGTTTGGTTGATTGCGCGTACTCGAGCCGTCTGATCAGTAATGGAATCAACCACATGACCAACGAAGATATTGGTACCACCACTAGGAGCTTCTGGCTGGAGCATAATCGCTTTTGGAACCTGGAACGCGCCGTGGAAGAACGTAAAGAACCCACTAGCATCAGTCGTACCTGAAATAGGTTCTGGCGTAACAATAGTGCTGTGACGCTCGAGGTCATCGAGGCGCAAGCCGATCTTTTTCTTCCACGCAGCGAACTGAGCGTTTGCGCCAACGGGTATTGGTTCATCGGTGTAACTCATGCTGACACCGACGATTCGTAGATCGCGAGCATATTCATTTGGTTTCCGGCTTGCCAGTCTGCTGGAATTGTTGCCTGCCAACCGACATTGTCAGCGTTAGAGGCGAATCTAGCGATAGTCCCTTCCGTTGGCACTGTTATCCCTATACCACCGTACCTAAGGTTACCAGTGCCAACGTTTGCCCAAGCGAAAGCACTGGCGTAGTTGTCACCCGTATTCTTCAGAGGTACTGCAGCTG